CACTAATAGTCTGACTGCATGTAGAACATGTATCATTGTCTAGATAAAATTGCATTGACCGATTGGTCTTGTTACGATTTTGATTAATAGATTTTTCAAGTTCAAGAAGCTTCGTCATTCTCTCACGTAAGACTGCAATATCAGGCATATCTTTGCTGGCCATTACAATCTCATCATCTATATTGGCAGCTTTTATTTCTTGCGCTTCTACATCTTTCTGTAGACGTTCAATATTTACATTGATATTTTCAATATTACTGGCTCTAATCTGTTCATCATATTCATCACGCGCTTTTTGAACCGCCATCATATCATCGATAGATGACAATTCTTTATCAAGAGATACAATCTCATGCTTATTATTGCTAACTCTTTCTTTAAGCAAAGATGACATGGTTGAAAACATGCGTATATCAAGCAGGTCTTCAATTACTTCACGCCGAGTCGAAGTTGACAACTGCATGAATGGTAAGAATGATGCGGACCCAAGAATAACAATTTGTGTAAATGATTTGATATTCAATCTAAGTATATTACGCTCTAGCATATCTTGCTGATCACGAGCAGCGGCAAGCTGATCAAGCATTATACCATCACGATAAATTTCAAATACATTTGGCTTGATCCCTCGACGAATCATATAAAATGATCCACCTACCTTGAAATCAATTTCAACCAAAGCATCTCTAAGATTAATTGAATTTAATAGTTGATCTTTCTTTACCTTACGAAAAGGTTTACCAAACAAACCAAAGCAAATAGCATCAAGTATTGTGGATTTACCTGCGCCATTAGATCCAATGATAAGAGTATTCGGCGATGCATCTAGCTGTACTTCGGTAAAAGCATTACCAGTGGACAATAGATTTTTCCACCGCACCTTTTCAAAATGAATAGCCATTAGGTAGCAGACTCCATAGACAAAGCTTCATTATAAAGACCATGCATAAGTTTTTCGAGATCACCCTTATCCACACCGATCTCGAGGCCTTGTATATACTTTGACAGAATGGTTAAAGTATCTTCAGCTTCACTAACCAAATCGCTATCAGAAATCGCATCCATATTACGATGATCTTCCACTATCGTAGCATCAAGTGCACCATCTTCATAAATTTTACCCATGAACAAATCAAACCAATATGGGTTGGTCTTTGATTGCACAATTACCTTAACCTGCATATTTTTTACATTTGGGAATGGGTTTAGCAGCTTCTCAATCGTAGTATTTTCATCATTATACCACACTTTTTGAAACATTTGATATGGATTTTTTATAAATTCCAAATCGCGAGTATCTGTGTCAAAGATATGAAATCCATGAGCATCACCCCAATCAGACCAAATCATTTCATATGGCGCACCAAGATAATGAATATTACCTTTGCGAGACATGTGATGATAATGACCAGAAAATACCATATCAAATTTATCAAATGTGATCGGCTCGAAACCTTCGTGAGAAGGCATACCGCGATACATGTCAAACCCTTTAACTTCCAAATGACCCATAGCAATTTGGGCCTTTGTGGAGTTAATCAATTCGATGCTTTGCTGATAATTTTCTTGATTGATCCAAGGAAGGAATAAGATGTTGCATCCATCAATGCTCACCTCTTCAGGATCCATATACAGCTTGATATTTGGTTTACCGGCAAACAATTCACGCATAGCATTGATATCATTTGTATTCTTATAAGGAATATCATGATTACCAACAAGCACATGAACATTATAGTCGTCAAGCTTATCGATAAACCCTTCGCGCATACGACGAAGGGTGACATAGCTAATAAATTTGCGGCGGTCTACCACATCACCAAGATGTAATATGGTAGTAATACCAAACTCACGAAGCTTTGGAAAAAAGACATGATCATAGAACCTCATGAAATAATCGAGGAATTCTTGATTGTCATTACGAACCCCAAAATGGGTATCTGTGATAATAGCTATTTTCATAGCTACTATGATACTATATTCTCGGCGGTCTTGTCAATGGTTTTCTTTCGCTTCTTCCTATTTTTTCTGCTTTCATCAAAGCTAGACATAAATTTTTCCATTTGTTCTTGAGACCATTCGCCATAGCTTACATCATCATTAAATCTGGAGCTATATCTTTTATCTACATCTTGCACTTCACTGGTTTCATCCATAAGATTAGCTTTTTCTATGGCTGCATATTTTGTATAAAGATATTTCTTTTCTTTTTGAATACGACGAATAAAGGCAAAATATATTATCTGTGTAAAATATGCAAAAGGATTTTGTGATTTGCCAGGATCAAAATTATCAATATATTGTAAGCAATTTTCTATGCCGTCTGAAATCATATCTTCTCTAAACGGATAATTTGAGAAATTAGGTTTAAAGGCTAGATGGGTAGCAATCTTCATAATACATTCGCCGATATAAAAAGGCACGCGCGGCTTTTGTTCACCTGTTTCTTTTGATTGTGTAACCAGCTTTCGGTATTCAACCATGGCTGCGTATAGGTCTGCGTTCTTAACATAATGTTTTTTGCTTGACATTTTATAATCTCCTGGTATAATAGGCCTTGCCGTTTACAGGGTATACTATATTACTCTTTAAGTTTTATGGTATGCATCTCATACTTGAACCCTTCTTGATTATACATCTTGATGCGCTCTATCAAGTGGTTCAGAGTATAGTTTCTGCTAGTCTTTGTTGACATATCATCAGCTACATCAAATAGGGTGCAAGAGTCTTTGGTATCACCTTTGCGAAGGCCACGGCCGATAGATTGCAAGGTACGCACTCGACTCTTAGTCGGGCTAGCAAAGATTACATTGTGTAGATTACGAATATTAATACCAGTGCTAAACGTACCATAAGATGCTATGATAATATTGTTATCGCCAGACTCTGCTAATGTGCGAATACCATCACGATCTTCTGCTTCTGTGCCACCATGAACAAAAGATACAATCTTGCCTCGTTCATCAGCTTTAGCCGATATCATTTGGTTTAATATCTCACCGTGTTTTTCAACCAATGCATACAGCACTAGAGTATTACCATTGAGCGACAAGGCTAGATTACGAATGAATTTGTTTCTAGCATCGCTTGATACTATTCGATCAATTTCATCTTGGTAAGATGCATCTTTTGACAAAGGTTCGGGATGCTTCAATACCAATACCTTGATTGCTAAATCTGCAACATGGCCCGCATCCATCAAGTCTTTGGTCTTGACCAATCTTTCAATCTTACCAAATAGACCTTCTAGAACAAGTTCATTGACTTCAGAACCATCTAAGGTACCAGTCATACCAAATCTATATTTTGTTGAAGGCATCTTAGTCATTATAGTAATAAGACTCTTAGCCTTAAAAAGATGTGCTTCATCACCGATAATCGTATCAAACTGAGAGAAAAATTCTTCACCCATCTCATATACGGACTGCCAAGTAGATACGGTAACACCATCTACAGCTTTCTTTTCTTGACCGCCTCTGATTCCATGTATCTGACCAATATATCCATAGTCTTGAAAATCCTTGACCATCTGAATAACCAGAGATACTGTAGGCACCACAATTAATGTGCGGCCGCCAAACCATTGTGATATAAGATATGCTACCATGGATTTACCGCTGGCCGTAGGTGATATGAATACGGCGCGGCGCATACGAATGGCCAATGCAAGCGCGCGTATCTGATAATCTCTAGGCTCTACTGGTAGCTTTAGGTCGCGAATAAAATCTTGGATTTCGACTAATGATGCTTCATCTTCTGAAATAAGATCATCATCAACTGATACATCATAACCAGATTTTTCTAAAAATGATCTAACACTATGGGCTAGCCCTGCATACATTGTATAATTGCGAGCATTGAATAGACGAACTTTACCATCCCAGACTTTGCTTCTATAAGTCGGCATGAATTTTGCGCCAGGTACTTCGAAGGTATAGTTTTCTGATACCTCTCTCGCAACAGAACCTGAGCATTGTAGGCGCATGGTTGATTCATCGATTTTAAGAATATGTACTTGCTCGGTCATTTCATACCTACAGTTAGCTTGCGCCAATCAATTACATTTTTGATTTGAAAGCCTCGATTGTTTATCGATCTCATAATTTCCTCAAGAACCATCACACATTCTTGATGAAGACCCAGCATTGATTCAAGACGTATCATGGCTGCATCATTATTCACTCGCTCATCAATATCACCTCTTATGACGCGCTCCATGAATTGATCACGACCTAGCTTTTCAAGCTCATCTTGAGTGGCCTTGCCTGAATAATAAGCAATTAGCAATCGCGTAAGCGTCTTTTTATTAGCGGTTAGCTCACGGACTTTAGCACGCTCTTTTGAAAGCAACGCCAAATATTTTCCATGAAGCATTGGAACCTTGATGCTTTCGAGGTCCAAATTTAGGTCATCTAACTTTGTGTCGATAACCCACATGTCAAGAATGTCTTGTGTTTTCATCATCTAGCCATAATACCAGGTTTCTAGGTAAATGTACAGAACTAAATGCGTTCTAATGTATATTTTCTGTAAGAAAATGTAGCTGTAGCTTCAAGATATTCAACATCATTTAACATTGAACTAAATCTAAGAGCAGATAAACTTGTAGGAAATGCATCAGCAAAAAACACATTTAGTCCAGGATTTTTATGACTTGTCAATACTGTCAATGTAGCATCTGATGTAATTGTCATCGTGCTACCTATAGTATTTGGTGTTGCTAGTGGTGAAGATGCTGATAAATCGCGTAATTGTTTCAATGAATTTGGATGACCAAGACCTTCAAGCCAATTGACCATTTCAATATAATTTCTCATATCCTCATCAACACGAAATGTGATTGTTAGAGGATCATATACGATTTTATCACCAGGTCTAATCAAAGTACCTACTGGTGTTGGTGTATTAATTGGTGTCATATTGATAGCAGGTATATCAACAGACTGGCAGAAATAATTGACCATCGGTAGTCTGCGAAGATTAAATTTAAAACCTAGTGGTGATAGGTAATTTAAATTTGTAGGCTGGTCGTTAATAGCGTTCATCGTTGCCCTCCGTGCTACTATTTAGGCACAAAAAACCCCGTGAGATTTCTCCCACGGGGCTCTTGTTACTAGGCTGTCGCCTGATATTACATCAGGTTTGTTACGGCAACAAAGCGATAGTAGATGTTCGCCTTCGCATCGCCGAATGAACCGATCGTACCATCGGCTGTCGTTGTCGCGAACGGATTGGCCACAATACCGTAACGAGT